TAACATATAGACCTTCAGGAAGACAATAGGAGATATAAAAAATGGCAGGATATACTAGACAAAGTTCATTTAGTGATGGCGATACCATTACTGCTGCACTTTTTAACAATGAATATAATCAATTAGTAAATGCTTTTAATAATTCTACAGGACATTCTCATGATGGCACAGCAGCTAGTGGACCAGTTATAGGATTAATAGGTGATGCAGGAGAAACTTCTCCAAACAACAAAGTCTTAATAGATACTACAAATAATCATATAGAATTTTATGTAGAAGTATCAAGTAGTTCAGTACAACAATTAAGAATACAAGATGGTGCTATTGTTCCTATTACAGATAATGATATTGACTTAGGTACTAGCTCACTTGAATTTAAAGATTTATATATAGATGGAACAGCTCATGTAGATGCTATAAACTTTAATGGTACAGCAATTACAGCAACTGCTGCTGAACTAAATATATTAGATGGAGTAACATCCACAGCAGCCGAACTAAATATTCTTGATGGAGTAACAGCTACTGCTGCTGAAATAAATACTCTTGATGGTATTACTTCAACAGTTGCAGAACTTAATATCTTAGATGGTGTTACAGCTAGTGCAACAGACATTAATCTTATAGATGGTATTACAAACGGAACAGTTATAGCAAGTAAAGCTATTATTACAGATGCTAACAAAGATATAAGTGGTGGTAGAAATATTACTATTACTGGTGAGTTAGATGCAGCTACTTTAGACATTTCAGGTAATGCAGACATTGATGGTACTTTAGAAACTGATGCACTTTCAATAAATGGTACAACAGTAACAAGTACTGCTGCAGAACTTAATATCCTAGATGGTGTTACAAGTACAGCAGCAGAATTAAATTTACTTGATGGTGTTACTTCTACAACTGCTGAATTAAATATCTTAGATGGTGTTACAAGTACTGCAGCAGAGTTAAACATTTTAGATGGTGTAACTTCAACAGCTACAGAACTTAATTTACTTGATGGTGTTACAGCAACTACAACAGAACTTAACTATGTAGATGTAGCTACAGCAGGAACTGTAGAGGCTTCAAAAGCTATAGTAGTAGATAGTAATAAAGATTTTACTGGTGCAAGAAATATAACAATTACAGGCGAACTTGATGCAGCTACATTAGATGTATCAGGAGATGTAGATATTGATGGTACATTAGAAGCTGATGCAATTACAGTAAATGGTACAACTCTAGCAGAAACCATTAGTGATACTGTAGGAGCTATGGTAGGCTCTAATACTGAAACAGGTATTACAGTTAGTTATGATGACTCAGATAATACACTAGACTTTGTATTAGCTACAGCACAACCAACAGTTACAAGCCTCGGTACTCTTACAACACTTACAGTAGACGATATAACAATTAATGGTTCTACTATTTCAGATGCAGGTGATTTAACTGTAGATGTTGGTGGTGATATCTATTTAGATGCAGATGGTGGTGATATTTTCTTTAATGATAATGGAACAAATACAATAAGGTTTAACAATACAGATGGTACTTTAAATTTAAAAACTAATACTGGAGATGCAGATATAAGATTTGAAGGAGTTGATGGCAGCTCAAATATAACAGCTTTAGTTCTTGACATGTCAGATGCAGGTAAAGCTATATTTAACGCAGGTGCTACTTTTGGTTCAAATATAGATGTAACAGGCACAGTTGATATGGATGGTTTTACAAGTGTTGGTAATGGAACAATTACTGGTGATTTGTTAATACAAGAAAGTTCAGGATTTCCAAGAATTACACTTAAAGACTCAGATGGTACAAATACACAATCATTTATAAATCATTCAGGTAGTGACCTTACACTAACAGCACAAAATGGTACTTCAAACGGTAGAATTATTTTTGCAAGATTTGATAACACAACTACTAGCACTTCAGGTGCATTTGATACTTCTGGTAATTTTGGAGTTGGTTTAAGTAACCCATCTGAAAAAATACACGCTTTTGGTTCTGGTGCAACTATATCTGCAAAAGTTGAAACAGATGATGGTAACCAAGCAAGTCTTGATTTAAAAAATAGTGAAGGCGAGTTTAGATTAATATGTGATGGTGGTGAGTTATCTATTTTTGACTCAACTGATGCAACAGAAAGATTTAGAATAGACACTTCAGGGAATGTTGGAATTGGGACTAATAATCCTGATTCTACTTTACACATAGAAGGTGGTGGTGTTGATTCTTTAAGATTTGGAAATATTGGTGCTTCATCTAATGCTGCTTTAAGAATATCAAGAGATGACACATCTATAGGTACAGGAAATCCTTTAGGATTTTTAGAATTTGGTGGTAAAGATACCACAAGTAATACTGATACTGCTCATGCTTATATATCTGCTGTTGCATCAGGAACACACTCTGCTGGAGATAATCCAACTGATTTAACTTTTGGAACAACTCCTGATGGCAGCTCAACTATAGCAGAAGTAATGAGAATAGATTCTTCAGGAAATGTTGGAATTGGAACTGACTCGCCAAACGCAAATCTACATGTAGGAGATTCAAATGCCGAAGGTGATGCAACCAATCCAGCTATCCAAATTGGTGGTACTTCTACTTACAGAATGGGTTTATACACATCTTCAGAGGGTGCTGTAATAGAAAATAAAAATGGTGATGATGGCATACAGTTTAGAGTAAAAACTACTGGTGAAGCCATGAGAATAAATGGTGGAGATGGCAAGGTAATTATTGGTGATACTGCTAGTCACACAGACGATTTATTACAAATAGAAACACCTGCTTCTGGTGGTGGTAAAGGCATACAGATACGAAGAAATGATAGTAATGGCGACCAAGGTATTGGTCGTATTATGTTTGGAAATAATACTGATACAGACTTAGCAACAATATCTTCAGTAACAGATGGACAAGCTGATTGTGCAAGATTAGTTTTTAGCACACAACCTACAAGTGGTGCATCAACAGAAAGAATACGTATTACAAGTAAAGGTAATTTGCAGTTAGCTTTGGGAAGTCCTTTACAAGCAACTGCAGATGGTAGAGCAACAAGTGTATCAGTTGGTGAAAGTTTTGTAACAATTTTAGATTTTTCAACGATAGGTGGAACTAATGCTGGTAGAGGTTTTTATTTGGTAACAGTAGTAAGAGAAGGTGCGAGTGTTGGTACATCTATAACATTACAAGTAGGTGTAT